GGATATTGTCAATCTTCCAATCAGTATTTATAAGGAAGACTGATAATTTTGCGAAGATGTGTTTCGGAATTTTTATCTCCGCCCCCTTGACATTTCGCCGCGTTCGTGATAGACTGCTCGCTAAGATCACAAGGTCTCAGCACATTAAAATCATCACTTTTCCACAGTTCAACAATACTTTTCCACACACATTGTGGAAAGAGATAAACAACGCAAACATATTAAAAAAGCCATTTTTAATATAAAAAAAGGGCAATCTTTATATATTTGAGTAGAAAAGGGGGTATTTTTTGCCCCCTCTCAGTGTTATCAGAAGTTGACAGGATTGCCGCTGAAGTCCACTGCATCTGAGGAGATTACCTCTTCATTAGTATCAGTCAGGGCATCCAAGATTTTCAGCAGATCATTACCATTGTTGGCAACTTTCAGCATACCGATCATTACTTCTTTGGACATGAT